GGGAAAATGCCAGGTCCGTTCTCGCCCTCACGCCGGAGACTATGAAGAAATGAAGCAGCTCGACGAGGAGGTCATGGGCCGGCAAATTCGGAACCCAGAATATGCGGAGTGGCAAGATTTCTTTGAAGAACGGACCCAGTTCTTAAATAGAATTGCTAAAGCGTTATGCCGCAGCGAGACGCCAGGTCAGAAACCCGAGAAAGCCAACCTTTTAGGAGATATGGGTTAAGAAGGAGGACGACTAATGAGCAACTTTTCCGCACTAGAGCTTAAGATAGCCGGTTTTCAGTCCCTGGACCCAAGTGAGGCGCGTCAGCTCTATACTGAAACCAAGTTCAAGATCTCCGACCTCGAAGCCCGCTTGAAGGCAGCGGAGGAGAGGTTGAAGGAGCTGGAGGCTAAACATGCCCGAAGTGAGCAACGTAGGACGTTACTTCGGAATGCGGGATACTGCGCCGCCGCCCAAGCCCGCATAGCGAGTCTTGAGGAGCTGATACGGCGGAAGGATGAGGCGCTAAACGAGCTTCGCGTTGAGTGCGCTAAATCGCATTCTGCCGTTTTCAGAAAAGACGTTTGATCCAGGCATCGGGCTTTCTTATATGGATCACTTTAAGTCTCAGATGAAGCGAATGATTGAAACTTCAGAGATGGGAGATACATGGTACTGCCATGATTGTAAGTTGGATCAGCTCGTGTGGTATGATCCCGACATTGAGAGTGGCAAATCCACTTTCGAGGACAGAGCGGCACGAGTAGCGCCTATCATCACGATTAAGCTCATCCGTAAGTGCGCAGTCTGTAACAGTACACGTCTTGGCATTTCAGTGATGGTGAACGTAAAGATTGATTGACAAAAGCACTTTTTTGCCACTAGCCTAAAACCCCTGTAACCTATTAGGTCGGGGGTGTGAACGTGGCGAAGAAAAAGAAGGGTCCAAGCAGGCGGGGCACGAAAGAGCGCGACGCACGCTATGAGGCGTTTTGCGTGTCTTTTGCGGCTCATAATAACGCCGCCCAGGCGGCGCGCGATGCTGGATACAGCGAAGACACGGCCAAAGAGCAGGGCTGTGCGCTCTTAACGAAACCTAACATCAAAGCGCGTATCAAAGTTTTACAAGATGAGCGCAACGCACGCGTGCTGCTTGAGGGTGACGAAATCCTGCTCAAGATCAAAGAGCTTGCGGTATCCGATCCGAGACGACTCCTCCACCCGGTGACAGGTGCAATGCTCCCACCGGCCGAGTGGCCCGATGATATCGCGTCGTGCGTGGCGAGCTTTGAGGTGATTGAAAAGTTTCATCCCCTCACGGGCGCACTCACGGGCTATGTCAAGAAAGTGAAGCTTTGGGATAAGCCTAAGAGCCAAGAGAATCTAGGCCGCAACAAAGGCTTATTCACGGATATCGTGCAAAGCAAGGTCCAGGCAACGATCACGCAAGCAACGCCCGAGCAAATTAAGGCCGCCCTTGAAGAATCAGAAAAAGATCGTTGAGCCTGAACCGCTGAATCTGCTCGATCAGGTTGTGAAGGCACGCGCAGAGCGCGAGCATTTGTATTTCACTCGCACGTTTTTTCGGGGCCGGCAGAATCAAAACTTTATCGTCAACTGGCACCACATGCTAATCGCCGATGTCGTGCAAGACGTGATCGACGGCAAAGAAGAAATCGTGATCATCAACGTGTCACCTGGCTCATCTAAAACTGAAATGGTAGTCGTCAACCTGATCGCTCGTGGCCTTGCCCTCAATCCGTGGGCGCGCTTTCTTCACCTCTCTTATTCGGATGACCTCGCGTTACTCAATTCCCAGACGGCTCGCGACGTGATCACATCGGACGAATACCAACGCTTTTGGCCGATGGAGATTGCGGACGATTCGAAAGCAAAGAAGAGATGGAACGTCCTGCATGAGGGAAAGAAAGCGGGAGGTGTGTACGCAACCTCCCTCGGTGGGCAAATCACCGGCTTTCGCGCGGGTCACATGCGTGAAGGTTTTCAGGGCGCAATCATCATTGACGATCCGATCAAGCCCGAAGACTCTTTCAGCGAGACGAAATTGCAGGCGGCGAATCGTAAGCTACTGGGCACTGTAGAGAGTCGTAAGGCCAACCCTCACACGCCGATCATCCTCATCATGCAACGGATCAATGAGAAAGACCCAAGCGACTTTGTGTGGAGCGGGGCGCTGGGAAAGAAAGTCAGGCTTGTCGTGATCCCAGCCATCATTGACGACGAATATGTGGCAAGCCTTGAGCCGAAGTATCGAAAGCGAATCACGAAAGACGCTGAGGGGCGTTTTAGTTACTGGCCCTATAAAGAACCGATCGCAAAGCTGCTCGACATGGAAGCGGGACGCGGCTTGGATCAGGCGGGTTCACGCATGAGCCGTCACGTCTTCGCAAGCCAGTACAATCAAAACCCCGTAGCTATTGGTGGGAATATCATCAAGGGAGAATGGTTTCGCTACTACAAGAGCTTGCCTAAGATCAAGTGGCGTAAAATCTATTGCGACACGGCCCAAAAAACCAAAGAGCGAAACGACTACTCCGTGCTTGAGTGCTGGGGATATGGCGAAGACGGCAATATCTACCTGCTTGATCTTGAGCGTGGGAAATGGGAAGCGCCTGAACTGGAGTCACGCACGATCGCGTTTTGGGCCAAGCACAAAGGGTTCGTGAAGACGGGTGATGACCTGAAAAAGTGGGGCACGCTTCGCAAGCTCATGGTGGAAGACAAGGCGAGCGGCACGGGGCTCATTCAAAAGATCAGATTGCTCAATCACATTCCAGTTGAGGCAATCCAGCGTAACGTTGATAAGTTGACTCGCGTGATGGATGGAGTCGGCTACATGGAAAGCCACATGGTGTACTTACCCGAAGACTCGCCGTTCACTCATGACTTTGTAAAAGAGTGCGAAGCATTCACGGCCGACGATAGCCATGCGTTTGACGATCAGATTGATCCGATGCTTGACGCCATCCAGGACATGCTATCTAATCAGAATAAAGTCAAGCTCTGGGGGAAATTAGCACAATGAGTAAAACGCCTAAGCCAAAAGCCGCGCGCATCTTTCCGACTGCCGACAAGAAAGTGCGTAAGGGACGCCCCACGGCCGACGGCTTTGCGAATATCAAAGCGCGTTTGGGTGTCAACCCGAGAGGCACGCCAGGCGGCAAAAACAACCTGATGAGTCAGGGCCATTATGAATTCAATCTGATCACGCGCGATCGGATTCAGCTTGAAGCGGCTTACCGTGGCTCGTGGATCGTGGGCCGAGTGATCAATTGTATCGCGGAAGATATGACCCGCGCGGGTATTGATATCGTCACCAATGAGGGCGCGGAAGACGTGACCGAATTCCAGGTGCAGATGTCTCGCCTTCAAATTTGGCCGAGCCTTCGAAAGAATATCTCATGGGGTAGGCTCTACGGTGGATCGTGCGCTGTGTTTCAAATCAAAGGACAGAATCTCGCAAGCCCGATGGACGTGGATACGATCGGCAAAGGCCAGTTCTTGGGCTTCACCGTCTACGATCGTTGGCAGCTCTATCCCGTCTTAGATAAACTTATAGACTCTGGCCCCGACCTGGGCTTGCCTGAGTTTTACGATGTCGTGCTCGGCACCAACTTGAATGACCCCTCAAAGATTCAGGGCGGTAACTCCGAGACGGACGCAGGCTCAGCGGGCCGCGTGCGCGTGCATCACTCACGCGTGATCCGTCACCTAGGCACGGAGCTACCCTTTTGGCAGGCGATCACGGAAATGCTTTGGGGCTCATCCATCCTTGAGCAGATGTGGGATCGGCTCATTGAGTTTGATACCGCAACCACATCGGCGTCCGGTCTTGTCTTCAAGGCTAACCTTCGCATGATCGGCATCAATGGACTGCGCGAAATCATCGCGGCCGGGGGCGAAGAGCTGGAAGCGCTTTATCAAAATTTCGACATGATTGCCGAGTTTCAAAACAATGAAGGGTTGACCCTGCTCGACAAAGAAGACGAATACAACTCCTCTCAGTATTCGTTCGCTGGCCTGCCTGACACGCTCTTAAAGCTTGCCGAGCAGATTTCGGGCGCGGCAGACATCCCCATGGTGAGGTTATTTGGCCAGTCGCCGAGCGGCTTAGGTGCGACGGGCGATAGCGATATCCGCCAGTATTATGACGGCATCCAGTCTAAGCAAGAAGCCGGAATGCGAAACGGGATTGAGAAAGTTGTCAAGATTCTCTGGCAATCCTACTTTGGCCGTCCTTGCCCGAGCGACCTGACTTTTACTTTCAAGCCACTCTGGCAGATGAGTGCAAAGGATAAGTCCGACATCGCGAAAGCCAACACGGAAACTCTGATCGAAGCCCACGACGCGGGCGGTATCAGCAATGCCGTGCTCGTGAAAGAGCTGAAACAGCAATCGTCCGCAAGCGGGCTTTTCACTCACATCACGGATGAAGACGTGAAGGACGCCGAAGACTTAGATGAGAATCCGCCTGAGTTGGCACCTACTCCGGCCGGCCCTCCGGGCACGACAACGGGTGACCCAGGCGAAGGGCCAACCAACCCCGCCGACAAGATCAAGCAGGCGACGGGTGACAGTGCGTGGAAGAAAATCAGGGATTATGTGAGGGGTAAGAAATGAAGTGCAAAGAGTGTGGCGGCAAAGGCTGGGTTGAGACGTGGCACGCTGGCTCAGCGACCTGGACACCGAGTCTCAGCCAATGCCGTAAGCGCTGTAACATCACGGGCTATTCCGATGAGGTGCAAAAGCGTTTGAACAACCCCGATCACGTCACGCAGTCGCCCGTGTTAGTCAACCGCCAAGCGTTGCACCCTTCCCGCTCGGGCAACGTCATTTCGCTTCGCCGGCCCACTATGGAGCAAAACTAATGGCCAAGATCGCACGCCTAGAAGCACCCCAAGGTAAGCCGCATCCAGGCATGGAAGCCTATATCTTTGAGTGCCCGGGTTGCGGGATGGATCACATGATTCCCGTCAACTACACCGATGAGTATCGAAAATCTTGCGTGGCCGCTGGGCGAAGCACCCCGCAATGGACCTTCAATGGCGACCTCGATAAGCCCACGTTCGGGCCATCCCTTTTGGTGACTTGGGATTATGGCGACAAAGAGCGCAAGCACAATGTTTGCCACTCATTTGTGCGTGAGGGTAGGATACAGTTTCTCTCGGATTGCACTCATAAGATGGCTAACATGACAGTTGACCTTGCGGACGTGTAATGGCCGTCAAAAAAAAGCCGTTTAAACCATCGAGCGCGGCCGAAAATGCGTTTGCAAAGCAGCTCAGGAAAGTCGCGCGGGCCAGCTCCCACTTGGTGGATGCTCATGTGGACGGGCACAAAATCCACAACCCGAAGGAGATGCAAAAGGCGCTTGAGGACTACTCTAAGCTCATCGAGCCGTGGGCTAGGCGGCAAAGCGCAAAACTGCTTGAGCAAATTAACAAGGCCAACAAAAAAAGTTACAAGGCTAAGCACAAAGAGATGGCCAAGCAGTCGAACGAAATCGGGCGCTTACTTCGCGAGCAGGTTGCTGAAAACGATGTGGGCGCGGTCGCATTTGCCCTGATGAAAGAGCAAGTCACGCTCATCACTTCGATTCCCCCGCGAGCGGGCGAGCGTGCCCAGGCTCTTGCGCTTGAAGCATTCTACAACGGGACGCGTGCGGATGAGATAGCGCAAGAGCTTGCAAGAACAGGTAAAGTCACGGAGGGTGTTGCTATGCGGATCGCGCGCACCGAAGCGGCCCGAGCAAACGCATCAATTACTCAAGCGCGCGGCACGGCTGTAGGCGCTCAAGGTTATATTTGGCGAACTACACTCGACGGTGCTGAGCGCGAGTCTCACAAAAAGATGAACGGGAAGTATGTGGCCTACTCGGAAAACGGCGGGAAGGGGCCGCATCTTGATGACGGAACGCAAGGGCACGCAGGTACGTTAATAAATTGTCGGTGTTACCAAGACGTTCAGTTTGATTCGGACGGATGATAATTAAATTGTAAAAAATGTAAAGTCCTTTAACCTAACTCAAAGGGGAAATATTCCATGATCAAAATTTCGAAACTTTTCGCGCTGCTTTTGCTGGCAGTCACCTCGGCTTCCGCCGCTACCTACTCACCTCCCTACCCCTCTCTGGTACTCAAAAATCAGTTCGGTGAAACGTCGATCAACTCGATTGTCGGCGGCTCAAATCAAATCGACGCTACGTTCATCGTAGACTCAACGAATGGGAATGGGCTGGGTGTCCGCTCCGTGAAAGGCAACGGCATCGCGGCTGTTTACATGCACACGAGTGCAACGCCCGCCGCAAGCAATCCAAACCCAGCGAGTGGCTACATCATTGTTCAACTCGCATCGAACTGGCTTGGCTACGTCGGCGGGTATTCTGGTTTTGTCTCTCCTCTTTCGGGAAGTTCGATCAACGTCACATCGGCACTCACGCCCGGCAATCCCTACGTCATCACATCAGCGGGCACCACGACGGCGGCCGGTTGGCAGAGTCTTGGCCTTCCGCTTGGGCTCACCCCTAGCCCCGGCCAGAGCTTCATTGCCATCACGGCAACGCCCACCACGGGCACCGGCACTGTGCAAGCTCCCCTCGCAACGGGCTCGGGCACGCTGTACACCGATATTGTTGGTGACCCGAATCAGTCTGTCAGTGCCACGGGCGGCGCACAGCTCTTGATTCGCGTCCTAGGCGCAACCTCAAGCTCGACTACCACGCTTGTCGCAACTGCACCGGCGAACAACACGGTGATCGGGATGCGTTTCGTGATGCTCCCTCTCGCGAGCCAACTGAAGTAGTTCATGCCGAAATTCTACACCCCTTCACGTCTGTCCGAAAACATTGCAGAGACGCCGGAAGGCTTTCTGTTTTGTCTGGGCGTGCCGATCGCACGCACGGGATGGCAGACGTATGGGCGTGCAGAAGTTCCGCTTGAAGCTGGCCCAGAGGGTACGATTGAAGTTTATCGCGATCCGAAGGACGTGTTTCGCCCCCAGACGATTGCAAGCTTTCAAGGCAAGTCGATCACGATTCGTCACCCCGAAGATTTCGTGGGGCCGAAGAACTGGAAAGACCTCACTCATGGCACCGTTCAGAATGTGCGCAAGGCCGCTAAAAAAGACGACGACGGTGAAGAGGTTTTGGAAGCGGATTTACTCATCACTTCGGAGATGGCTATTCAACTCGTTAAGAACGGACTGCGTGAAGTCTCTTGCGGGTATGAATGCGAGTATGAGCAGACTGGGGAAGGTGAGGGGCGACAATTCAACATTATCGGCAATCACACTGCCTTGGTGGATGAAGGACGCGCGGGGCCGACCTACGCAATTAACGATCACAAAGGAGATACCCAGATGGATGAGAAAGAGACTCTGATTCAGAAGTTGAAGAAAAAGCTCGGCGCGAAGGTTGTTGATGAAGCGCTCAAAGAAGACAAGAAAGAGGACAAGGCCAAAGACGCCGACTCTTATGACGAACTGAAGGGCATGATGGATGAAATGATGTCCATCGTAAAGGGCTTCGCCGAAAACATGGGCGAAGATGAAGAGGAAGAATCTAAAGAAAAGCCCGCGCCTAAGAAAAAGGCCGCCGAGCAGGATGAAGAGGAAGAATCCGAAGATGAAGATGAGGAAGAAAAATCCTCGATCGAATCTCGCATGAAAGCCGTCGAAACGGCGCTTGCGAAACTCCTCGAAAACAAGGCCGGCGATGAAGATGAATACGCTGATGAATCCGAAGATGAGGATGAAGACGCGGAAGAGTCTGAAGATGAAGAGGGCGAAGAGGGTGAAGAAAGCATGACGGGTGATTCCGCCGCGCAAGACCTCAAGGCTCGCATCGAAATCCTGGCACCCGGCCTCAAGGTTGCCAAGGGTGAAGACGCCCGCGCCAAAGCGCTTGAAGTCGCCTATAAGACTAAAGATGGCAAACAAGTCATCAATAGCTTCACGGGCGGCAAAAAGCTCACGCTCGACTCGAAAGACAAAGAGCGCATCAACACCCTTTTCATCGCTACCAGCGAATGCCTCAAGGCTTCGCGGGGAACGGGGTTGGAAGAAACCAAGGACGCCAAGCGCTTTCAAGCCCGAGACGGCGAAGGTAGCTCGACGATCATGACGCCCGAAAAAATGAACGAAATTAACGCCGCCCACTACGGCAGAAAGTAAGAGAATCACATGACTGCATATCTTTACAATTCCCCGTCCGGCGTTCCTGGCGATATCACCCGTCCGGACGAAACCAATGTTGAGCCGACCCAATTGGTGACTCCGTTCCCCGCCAACTTTGGCCTTCCGATGAAATACGCGGTTGGCTCGAATGGCGTGACGGGCGTGACCCCCATGGTTGCTTCCGACACGGCTTCCCTCTTTTGCGGTGTCCTGGCCCGCGCAGTCCCTGGCATCAGCCAGAGCAGCGTGAATGAAGCCGTGGACACCTTCCAGCCCAACCAATCGGAAATCAACGGCCTGGCCACTCGCGGATACCTTTCCGTGTTTGTTCAGGGCGGCGGCATCCCGGTGCGTGGCCAGCAAGCCTACGTCTGCGTGACTGCATCCGCCGGCCATCTTGCCGGGCAGTTTGAAGTCGGCTCGAATGGCGGCAACAACGTGGCCCTCACCGGCACCGTGGTTGGCACCGTGACCTGGGCGTCTGATGGCGTGGACTCGAATGGATACGGCGAAATCCGTATCGCTCAATAACCGGCTAACTCCTAGAAAGGGAAAATAAAATGGCCAGAAAATCGTTTAAGACTCGTGACTCGGCGTTAGCCTTCTACGTCAATCAGCTCGAAAATCTCGATAAGCGGCTCTACATGCCGCTCTTGGAAGTGAGCTGGGGGCGTGACATCAAGCTGCGCCCAGGCGTCTCGATGAGCGACGAAAGTACGTCGTTCATCCAGTCTGCCTTCGCGGCGGGCGGCTCACTCCTCAACGGTAACGGCGCGAGCGGCGGCAACATGCCGTTCATCTCGCCGGAAACCACGGCAATCGGGCAAGTCTCGATTGACGGGTCCAAGCAAGTCCTGCCCCTCCACCTGCTCGCTCGTGAAGTTAGCTTCACGTCGGTTGAGTTGGAGCGGTCGCAGAAGCTTGGCACGTCGATCGACGCGCAGAAGACCGATGCCTTGAATCTCCTCTATCAGATGAACACCGATCAAATGGTGTATATCGGTGCGACGGAAGTCAACGCAACCGGCCTGCTCAATTCGTCTTTGGTCACGGCCAGCAACGTCGCGGCGGGCATCAGCGGATCGACTCAGTGGGCGAACAAAACCCCGGACGAAATCCTGCTCGATGTCAACACGCTGCTCACTTCCGTCTGGCTGTCTTCGGCCTACGCGGTTTGCCCCGGCGAACTGCGCGTGCCGCCGGTCCAGTTCGGCCTGCTTGCCACGATGAAAGTCAGCTCGGCCGGCAACTGCTCGGTGCTCAAGTACCTGGAAGATAATTCCATCGCACTTCGCATCAACGGCAGGGCGCTCAACATCCAGCCCATCAAGTGGCTCACTGGACGTGGCGCGGCTGGCGCGGATCGCATGATGGCCTACACCAATGCGGAAAACCGCGTGCGCTTCCCCATGGTGCCCATCCGTCGTGAAACGGCCTACTACCAGGGGATTCGCTACACCGCGCCTTACCTCTGGGCGTTTGGCCATGTCGAATTCGTGTACCCGGAAACTGCTGGTTACGGCGACGGCATCTAAGCAGAGTTTCGGTGGGTAGTTCGGTATCCAGTCCGGGCGCAAGTAACTGTCAAGCCACGACGGCCCACCGATCTTTTTTGAACGAAAGGAACGAATCATGAAAGTGCATTTTAAGTTTTCGCGGGGAATCGACGGCAAGATTTATCACAAGGGTGCGCATGACCTAGACGATAAGCTTGCCGATCATTGGTTTTTCAAAGCTTTAGTCAAGCAGGGGGATGTGAAAGTTTTGGGGGCGGAAGCT